ACATATCAAGTTGATAGATTTTGGAAGCATATCAATGTTGATAAATATCCAACACATATCAAGTTGATAAAATATTGGAGTTGTATCAACTTGATAAATATCCAACACATATCAATGTTGATAAATATCCAACACATATCAAGTTGATAGATTTTGGAGACATATCAACTTGATTACAGCTCTCTTATAATATCTCCTTGTTAAAACTGAGAAAGAAATTCTTCTGTCAGAGTTATTATCTCAGAAAATGAAAATTGGAATTATGCAAGTGTCTCGTCTACTCTTTCGTTGATCAAGAACGAAGAAAACTTGATATCCCGACAGTTATATGTTCTTTTGGAGGAAGAACATATAACTATTTTCAACGTAGACAGTAGACAAAGCTAAATCTTGATGCGGGATCTCCGAGAGGGTCGATTATCTGGAAGGTTCCAGACAATCAGGGCCTTATGAAGATTATATCGAGGAATGGAAACGTTTTCTCCATTCCAGTAACGAAGAAGAAGCTCTCCAGCTTCAAGTTGTCGGTTAATACTGCGCATGTTCTCCTGATAGAGCCACTTGAGAAAGTCCTCGGGAAGAGGTGTATCAAAGAGAGAGACGACATTATGTGTCGCGGTGTACGCACTATTAGCCTCCGCCAGAAGATCAGCATAAGGTTCAATGTTTTCCCGGAGACCTTGACAAATGAGATAGCGCTCGGAATTGGCCGGCCGACTACTCACCGGTTTAAAGATAGAGAGAGAGTCAAAACTACAGGCGAGAAGAAAGAGAAGCTGAGCCGAGATCGGAGTCACCGTGTCAAAGACTTTACAGACGAACGTACACCCCGTCCGAAGAACTTTCAACGCAACCAGAATCTGACACAAGATGAGACGACTTGACAAAAACTCCTGACACTGATACCGAAAGGAACGTGTCGTCGGAGTTAGAGGACGCTCGGCTTCCTCGAATTTGGATGCCTCCCTCTCAATGTCAAATCCTCCATCACCAAGAATGAGATCAACACCATCTGGCTCATTCGTTCGAACGTGAGTGACAAATCCCTGCCAATTGGTGTAGAGGTCACCCGTCCCATCATCACCATAGAAAATACTAAATCGACTCAAGTCAAGTTTGGAACGGTTCCAATCATTTTCATCTTTCAAGGTAATACCATATCCCATCGAGTTGGGCCAGCGAAACTGTAAGTACTGTGTAAAACCTCCCGGTCCGGCAGCAATGTCACAGAAGGTGAAAATTTCATCAACATGTTTCTTCATCAGACCTCCAAAATGTTGTGTCAGATTGTACACTGCATCAATGTTAGCAAGTTTAATCGCCGCCCGATTCATAAAAATCGAGCGCCCAATCTCCTCAAACGGATTGGTCCGAGCCCGAGCCTTCAGATACTCCTTATCCTGATCATTATATTTCGACTTCATCTGAAAAAGTTCATGATATTTCTCAATATCACAGATACGCTCATCGGGCCGATCACACATCGTTGGAGCTATAACAATATTCTTCTCGAGAACCGGACGTCGATTTAAAGGAAGAGAATATGGAGGCGGAAGAAGATCTGAAGTTATCTCCGGAGGAGACCGAGAAAAACTGTTACGTATCTCACAAAGAAGTTCCGTCGGATCCATTTTAACTGAACAATCTTTCTTATCTCCATTTTAACTTTGAGAATCTCTCTTCTTTCATTTTTTTCTCCTTTTCGAAAAAAAGGAAGAATTAAACTGTCGAAGTTCCTCTCGTTTCATGTTTTCCCGAATTTCTTCAAAGACATCGATGTTCTGAAAGTCGGAAAAAAGACCTGTCAAAGCCATATCTGATAATCTGTTATCAGATATGGTTTTAAAACAATCAGCATCGTTTCCGGAGAGGAGAGTCACTTTTAATCTGAAGAGAATCCTGATTAGCTTCTTTCCAGGCTTGAGTCAGCAATTTCTCAAACGTCTGATAGACGATTTCATAGACTTCCTTTTCCGACTCTTCCCGGGGAGGAGGAAGACGCTTTCGAAGAAGCGCGGGTAACTCTGAAATTATGGCTTCTGTCTCCAAATCTGAAAGTTGCTTTGACATCCGGCGAGACCGACAGAAACATAAAATCGTCGTCAACACAAGATTCAACAACACTCCAAGAAGGAGATAAAAACTCGGAGGAAAAGAAGAAAGTGTCGAACGAGATAAAAATGGATCAGAGGAAGATAGAGGACACATCTTCAACGTCGTATTATCCCGACAATGCAGAAAGAGAGGAGGAGACTCTAACGTATTCTGATCCAGACAGGAGACGATAAAAGGAAAGTAAGAAATAAAAGACAAAAGTGGCAAAGAAAATAGAGTCATAATTTGGGAAAAAAATAATGTTCTTTCATTGTAAAGATCAATTTATGTCACTTCCAACCAGTGAGGAGATTGAATCCCTCGTGGATCAACGAATTAAAACATTTCGTCAACCCGACATTCGACAAAGATACTCTGAAGGAGAGAGAAAACAGATGTCAATCGAAGCGGAGATTCTTGAGACGACGTCTATCTGTCCCGTTGAACAACTTAAACACCTTGAAAATACATTCTTCGGAGTCGACACTCGAAAGTTAAAGAATATCTCTCAAAAGGAGTTTTATAATGCAAAGATGATGCTAGCCATAATGTGTCTCACAGACACTGTCATCCATCTTTCTCCGGCAGAAGGGGGAGCTTTCACGTCTCATCAACGAATTCGCCACTGGATCTCACATCTGCGCCGTATTGGAAAGGAATCTGCCTTTGGATATGCCATGGTCGCCTCCTTTGAAGAAGCTAGTGATATGTTTGTCATTAAAGCTCCCCGAGATGATGAAGCCAATCGAGACGCCACTCATGAACTCTTCGTCGGTCTCTTCGGCACAAATCGATTGAGAGAGTATGTTCCCAACTTTGCCTATGTCTATGGTGGATTTCGTTGCTCTCCTCCTCTTATTGATCCGGAAACTCGAGACGTCGTCTCCTGGTGTGGAAGTTCGGGAAAGTCCTATCAATATATCATCTATGAAAACATCTCTCCCTCGATATCTTTTGGTGACTATATTCGTAATGCCACATTTGACCAGTTTCTTGAGAAGTATCTCCAGATCCTCTACGCTCTTCGTCAAGCTCATAAAATTATCGACTTTACACACTACGATCTTCACATGCACAATGTCCTTCTTCGTAAAATTCCCTCTTTCCAGGGAGTCTTTTCAATTCCATATGAGACAGAACGTGGAACGGAATATCTTCTGACGGACGCCATTGCAACTATCATTGACTATGGTCGAGCTCACATTCAGTATAACGATCAACACTTTGGTGTTTGGAATGTTCCGGTTTATTTCATTTATCCCGATCGGAGTTTTCCTCTCTATGACGCATATAAGCTTCTCAATTGGCTTCTCTTTAAGATGATGCAGACGAGAAATCCCACCTTCGACGAGGCATCACGACTCCTCCTCTTCTTCCGACCTCAGGAAAAACCCGAAGACATTGTCCGAAAGCAGTCGGACTCCACCTACATTCTCCCTCTGACTCCAGAGATAAGTCAACTTTCTCTTGATGATTTTATCACGTTTATTCGTCAGAACTGGGCAACACCATTTCTTCGAAGTCAGCCGGGATCCGAACCTCTCCTCTCCTGTCAAGGCGAACGTCTGTGTCTGACTTATGAGAAAATCATTGAGGAACTCGGTCTTCATCAAGTCCATCCTCCTCGAGACCTCTTTGACTTCTGTGATATGACTGTTATTCTTTCTCGACGAAGACAGTTTAAACTTCTTGAAAGTGTCATCTCTCAGTTTCCCTATCAGCATCATAAGGACCAGGCCCTGAAGAAATTCGGCCAACTCGTCTTCCAAATTTCAACTCGTCTTTCGCAAATTCCCCGTGTTGACATTGTTGGACTTCCTTCTTCCATCCTACTCTCAGAAGCTATAATTAATGCTCATCGAGAGTACGTCCTTCATGTGGCCAAGACTCTCGACCTTATTGAACAACTTGACCTTCTTGTTGACTCTCTCTCGTGTTCAGGTCAGACTGTCTCCGATGTCGACTTGGAGTCTGAACTTCCCCACCTCCGCGAAATCGTAGAAATTCTCTATACCTCTCTCGTTCCGGAACTCAACAAAATTTCAGAAGATATCGATGCCATTAACCATCTTTCGATTCGCCCCGATCCAGACATCTGGTACTGGTCCGGTCTACAATTCTTCCGTTATCTGATGTTTTCCTAATCACTGAAATAAATCTACCCTTCTTAAACAAAGATTTATTTCCTATTTAAATCATGTCACTCGTCCGATCTGATGTTATCTTGGAACGATTCCAATTTGCTCGTTCTCTCGTTTCTTCGATCTGGGACACTTTACAACAAGAAACCGAAAACACAATCCAACGTGAGCAGACTCTCCTCACGTCGCGAACTCTCTGTTGTGTTCCTCAGTTGATGTCTCTTGAATCTCATCGCCCCCGACTTCTGGAAAAACTTCCCTCTCTTGTTCCCGACACCTTTTACAGTCCTGATCTTCTGGCTCTGACCATGTGTCTCGTCGACTCTCTCTTCTACGTGAATCCCGTCACTCCTGGTTGGGCGACGCCTCGAATGAGGCTCCGTCACTGGCTCCGACTCGTTCCAACTCAAGGACTCAATCTCCTTTCCGGATCTCCGAAAGACACGGAGAACTTTTTTCTCGTCCGTCTTATCGATAATGAGTTCCGTTTTATTCATGAAACTTTTATCGGACTCTTTGGAACAAACCAACTTCGAAGAGACATTCCAAACTTTCTTTATGTCTATGGCGGATTCCAGTCCTTCGGTCCTCTCTTTGACTCTTTTCCGAACAAAGTTCTCTTCCGGAATTTCCCCGAAGGACATCCCGTTTTCTATCTTCTTCTTGAAAATGTCTCTCCTCAGGAGACTCTGGAAAGTTACTGTTCGTCCTGTTCCGCCACCCAGTTTTTAGAAGTCTATCTTCAAGTTCTCTACGCCCTCCGATGGGCTCACCGCACGTGTGACTTTACACACTACTCTCTCACACCCAATAATGTCCTCTTATGTCTCTTCTCTTCACATGACAAGAGTTCCCGTTTTTCTCTTCCCTATGAAACGGAAAAAGGACGAGAATACCTCGAAACCGACCGTCTCGCCATTCTCTTTGACTTTCGTAAGTCTCACATTACGTATCAAGGAGAACACTATGGTTACTCCTTGGGAATTGACCAGTTTATCTTTCCTCAACGAAGTTTTCCTCTTCATGATGCCTATCAGCTCCTCTGTTCCTCTCTTGCGGAAATGATGAAAGCCGGAAATCCCGCTCTGTCGGAGTTACGCCGTCTTCTGACCTTCTTTAATAGTGTCGACTCTCTTGAAACCATCCTGACAATGGAAGAACCTCTCGGCTACTCTCTTCCCCTGACTCCCGAGATGACATCGGTTTCTCTTGATCACTTCTTGACGTTTATTCGTCAAGAGTACCCGTGTCCATTTCTTAAAGATCAACCAGGTAAAGTTGTTCTTTCATGTCGGAGTCCCGACATCTGTCTCTCTTCCGACGACATAACTCTTCGAAGACTTAACGTGCCTCTCTCCTTCGGAGGTATCTTTGATCTCTTTGACGAGATGACGCGACTCGTAAATGAAAACCGAACCGAGGAAAGTAATCAGAGACTGAAAACTTTTAACTATTCTCTTGAGAGAACTTCCACTGAAAACTCTCTTCATGAGATGTGCCAGGAGCTCGAGCAACGTCTGACTTCTCTTCGAATTCCCAGGATGATATCAGGATCGATAAATCTCTTTTCGGACACATTCTTGAACACCTATTCAACAGCTGTCTTTTCCGTTTTAGCGGCCTCTGACTTATCTGAGTATATTCGATCGACCCGAAAAGTTCTCAAGTGGGCCGCCTCTCTCTATGAAGATAGTGAAACTCTTTTCCGACTTCAAGAGAAAAAGCGTCAACAGAAGGTTCTGACGAAACGACTTCATCAGGCCATTTCTCTTCTCCAGGATAACCAAAAATACATTAATACTCAGAGAAAAGATCATCTGGAGACTCAAAGAGAGACAGACATCTTTTCGTGGTACTGGACCGATCTTCCAATGTATCTTGAAATCTTGCAACAAGGAAGGTAGAATAAAACTTTTTTTTCTTTTGTCGAAAGAACAAAAGCAAACTTTTTTTCCATCATCTATTCAAAACATGGCATGTTCCAGTGTTCAACTCATTGCACATGATTGGAATAATGGTGTTAATGTTTCACCACTTCGAGGTCCTCTGAACTTCTCAAATGGTCAAGCTCCTCTCGTTCCATTCGCAGGGGCGGACTGGAATAAATATAAAGGCTTTTTCGATTTGTGTCCCGGAAATCAAGGTGAGATTCCCGTTCCCAAAGAACAGGAAATCAACTATAACGAGCCCAAACTCGACTCGCGCTACCGCTCCTGGAAGGACCACTGTGACTATAAGACTTACTGCAAGCTTCGCAAGTTTTTAGACTGGTACCATGTCGCGGGAGAGGATAACTATGATAATCTTAAATCCTACACCTCCTGGAAAAACTCATGCTGGGTCCGTCACTATCAGGACAACTACTATTATAATGACTATGTCTCCTGGAAGCGCTGTTATACCCTTTCTGATCAGGAAATTTGGAAGAAGTGGAAGGCCTGGAAGAAGTACAAAAAGACTGGCTACAAGAAGTACCTCCTCTCCTCTTTTGCCAAGTCGAACCGAAACCGGAAGAGATATAACCGTTTCCGAAAGACGGCCAGTCTCAAAGATTATTGCAAGTTCCGCCGATACTGTGACTGGCTCCTCCACTGTAACCAACTTGGTCTCCCGAAAGACGACCGGAAAGCCTACCAGAAGTGGAAGACGTATAACAATGAGAACTATGCTCATCTCAATGACTTTGCCGGGGAATATAAGATTTGGCGCCAGGAATCGAATGATGATGGCTTTCAGAACTGGCTCCTCTGGCAGGAGGAGAAGAAGATGAAAGGACAGTCATACCATTCAACGGAGTCATCCTGTCCTTCATCGACGATAAGTGATATCTCAATGAGCTGTCCTTCCGAGAAACAGAAAGAGAAGTATGGCTACTATCGTAAGTATCCAAAGAATACCTATAAACGTCGCCGCAACTACTAATTCACAACACGAAATAGCTGAACAGTTAACCTGTTCAACTATTTCAAAGATATTCGACTCTCTTCCAGAAAGCTCCTATCTGAAACACACGAACTTGAACCACGATATGAGACTATGACTTGGACCTTCGTGCAGTTAACAGGCGAATCAGGAAAAATCCTCCAAGACCAAGAATTACAAGAATTCCAATAACAACAACGATAAAAATAATAATACCGGCGATATTGCCGAAGAGTGCTCCAAATATCTCATCGAAAATACCTTTTCTCTGAGTTTCGGCTAACTGTCGTAGTAAGTTTTCCAACTCTTGCTGAGCTTTCTGAACATTCGTTGTATTTTGAACACATTCTGACATTGATCGAATCGACTGGTCAAAATCAAAGATAACATTATCAATCGTTGCTCCATCTACAACTTCTATAGTATTAACTTGTTTTTGCAAGACCGACGACACACAGGTACCAGTATAACTGTCTTGAATTTCAGTGGCAAGATTACTCACAATTTCCGAAATATTCTCGGCATCGGCTGACTTCAGACTGAGATTGAGAGATCCAATGATACTCTGAGTTTGTTGATCAATCTGATTCTGAAGCTGTTGCCTAACATCTTGATTGTTTTCAAAGTCTTGAATACATGAAAAATTTGCTACTACTGACTGTCCAGCTCGAATGGTAGAATTTCGTAAGACAGATCCGGCTCCCGCCACTCTAATACTGTTAACCTGCTCCTGAGTTAGAGGGTTAGTACATTTCTGTGCCGCTGTATTCATAACACTCAACAAAGCATTTGTAGTTATTGAAACCCTATTCGTGGCTTCATCTTGTCCCATTTTAAACAGGTCCTCAAAAATTTTCTCCAAAAACAAGTTCTCAAAATCATTCGGAAAAATTTTCCCACTATTCAAATGCTTCGATGTCTACCGTTTCATTGACAGTTCTTCAAGATGCACCCTTTGAATCTTATGTCGCAGGACCTTGTAGTTGTAAAGATAGTCCTTCAACACCTCGCGGAATCTGTGAAAACTCCGATTGGCATTATGAAAATCAGATATGTTGTGGAGGTATTGCCACCTCTCAACCTCTCTGTTCCAAGTTAAACCCCTTAGTATGTCCTGACTTTGGAGGCACGGGACCTGTCTCTTTCGAATGGTACAATCCTGAAATGAATCGTCAAGGTATCGGTTTAACCGGCGTCCCAGTTTCTTGCTCCTATCATGTTAGTCAGTTTTCTTCTCTCGACGATATCGAAAAGTGGCGTGAACTCTCCGGCAGTGAAGAACAACTTCGAGGTGTCATTCTACCATATTTCTGCGCTCAACGAGTCAAGACATGTCGAAATAACTCAATCACAGGTCGTCCCATGCCATCATGTAGTCGTTTTATGTCGACAGAACGTGATGGAGAAATCTGTCGAACCTGGAAAAACGAAAACCCCTTCCTCGCCGACCGTGCTATGACAGATTATTGCACCACTTATCCGAACAGTCTTGACTGTCGATGTCTTCAGAGATCCACAAACCCTGATTTTAACTTGTTAAGTCCTGCTATCTCTGCAAGTCCAGCCTGTTGGTACCGTCCATGTCAAGAACCGGAAAGTCACCTTGTAACGTCCGACTTAGCAAGTCAAGTCTGCTCCAGTGAAGTATGTAATGAAATCTCTCCCATTTTCCAGAAACAGCTCCAATACCGAATCTTTACCGAAAAACGACTCCGAGAGATCACAACATGTTCTCCCACTCTTCGACGTCTCCAAAAACATTCCGGTCTTTCGTCACACTTTTCAGTCCCTCTCTGGATCACCATTTTTCTCGTCCTTCTTATAATTATCCTCATTTCTGGATTGGTTTTTCTTCCTATCAAACAGAAATGAATCTCAACTCCGCCAAAGAAGTCTCCTCTTTTGGAACTTTTAAAATAAATTCCAAAAGATCCTAAGTTTAAAAAAATAGAAAGAGAGTTTTTTTCTCATAATATTATCTTAACTGTTATTAAAATAAAATAATGGCACTCGTTACATTATATCGAGAAACCGGTTATAGTGACAGTAATCCGGTTGTAATTAGATCCCCTGGAGAGTATCCCATAATCGATAATATTGGATTTCCCAATGATAAACTAAAGTCAATCAGAGTCGCTCCAAAAGTCGAAGTTCAACTTTATGAACATTATGAATTTAAAGGTCGTTCCATAATATTAAATGGTCCCACCGAAATATCTGACCTCGGCGCATTAAATTTCAATAATCAAACCAGCAGTATTAAAGTTCTACTACCGTCACTCGTTGACTTATATCCGGGGGAAGAACTTCAGGGCGAAAAAGTTTCCATTTATGAATTTGGACGTTATCCCGTAATCGATGATATCGGATTTCCCAATGATAAACTAAAGTCAATCAGAGTCGCTCCAGGAGTTATCGTTACCCTCTATGAAAATTATAGTTTTCAAGGAGATTCCATGCAAATAGTAGGTCCAATATTATACAATAAACTTGGAAACTTCAACAATAAAACCAGCAGTATTAAAGTTGAACGAATGCCACTCGCTGTATTATATTCGCAAACCGAATTTAGGGGCACACGGCGTCCCATTTATGAATTTGGACATTATCCCGTAATCGATAGAATTGGATTTCCCAATGATGCTCTACAATCAATCAAAGTCGCTCCAGGAGTCAAAGTTGACCTTTATGAAGATTATGAATTTAAAGGAAAGAAATTTACCATAGAGGGTGAATATGAATCTAAAGATCTTCATCCAGTCATCAAAAATCGAATCAGCAGTATTATTGTATCAAGATCAGGTCAAGTCGCTACTATATTCTCGAAACCTATCACTCTCCTTCAAGCTGAACCTCAAACTCCCGCTCTGGGTCTTGACACTCCCTCCCCGGAAGATATTAACTCTTTCTCTCCTCCCTCGAATGATCATGGCATCCCCTGTCTTCCCAACTTCAACTTTAATGGCGCTTGGAAAGATTGTCCCATCGTCATTATCTACACGGATGATAACTTCCGTGGTACCTCCGTCCCTATCACTCAAATCCAAGATATCTCATCCTTTAATGATGTCGGTTTTCCTCTCCGAAGTCTCTCCTCAATTAAGGTTGCCCCCGGTATCACCATCATCCTCTATGAAAATGAAAACTTTGACGGTGCCTCTTTCCGCATTGACGGTCCAGCTCATCTAACCTCCCTTAATGACTTCAATGATCGTGCCAGTAGTGCCCGTATTCTTCCCACATCCAATATTCCTTCCTCCGATACTCCTCCATCTGTTATTCCTCCCTCTGTCATTCCTCCCTCCAATACTCCTCAAAGTCCTAACCCATCAGGAAACAATCTTAACTATCACGTAACTAATAACTGGTTCTGGATATTTATCATTATCCTTATTATCGTTTTCTTAATCCTTCTTCTCGCTCGTCGCTAATCTCCTCCAATTAAAATTTCCAAACAACGTCTCACATGCAAGAAAAATCTTGCACGTGATAGAAAAAATGTCATGCCATGACTCTATACTTCAACTCTGGGAACAACCCAACTTTCAAGGAAAAACATGGTGCTACAACAGTCCCATCTCCCTTCCCCAAATGAATAAGATCGGTTCGTTTAAGATTAATGACGCCAACTTCATCTTAACATTATATGAACGGGAAAACTATCAGGGACGTAAAATGACCGCTCTTGGAAAATGCGACATAAACAATGTGCCAGACTCCTTTCAAGGAAGTTTCCAATTCCGACATCTTAAGAACTTGACTCCCTCTTCCAACCACCACTATTCCATAACAAGTCCCTGTATGGTGATACTTTTAGTTCTTTTCGTTGGAATTATCATATCTTGGATAATGTTGACATAAATATTTTACGATATCCAAAATAGACTCTTTCTTTATGACTAGTTTAAGTGAAAGGGACTGTATGTTTGAATCAATATTGAAAATGCCCACTTCTACATGTAATACGTTCTGTAATAATAATCCGTCCAATATATATTGTCAGTCACGTTATGCCAAATTTTGTGCAATAAAGCTCTCTTCCGCATGTGCAAGTTTTTGTAATGATAATCCTTCAAATCCAGGTTGTCAAGAGGTGTCTCGAAACATTGTAGCATGTTATGGTAGTCTAGCCATATTTTATGAAGGTGACAATCGAGCTGGAAAGGCATATAGCATTAATTATGCAGGCCAAATCACAAGACTCCCTGAAATCGGAATTCCAGATAACAAAATTAAATCGATATGTATCGGTCCCAATGTAAATATCACTGTGTATGAAGACTACGAATACAAAGGTGAATCAAAGTCTTTCTCCGGAGGATCAAGTGGTAGAACTATCACCTCATCTGACCTTGGGAAAATTAGTGGCAAATTGAGTAGCTATCGACTGAGTGCACCTGGAACTCCTATCGTTACCATACATTCTGAGCCATTCGGTGATGATACCCCCGACAGTACTATCGAATTCCGAGGGCCGGCTTCATTTCCAAAGCTTGGTACTCCTGCTTATCCCTTCCCCGAAAACTGGGCTTCGGCAATTCGCGTTTCCCCGGGTTATTCGGTAGTCCTCTTCTCAAAGGAAGAGTATGATGGAGATCAATATGTCGTCAATGGCGGAACACAAGGACAAACAATTCCTAATCTTAAGGACGTCGGTTGGGATGACCGCCTTTCAAGTCTTCGTGTTGAGCGGGCGGGAATAGCTTCTCTCGAGGGTAACCTGGCCCGTTTCTGGGTCGATGATAACTTCCAAGGAGGTTTTAATGTTAACGGACGGACACAACCTTACCTCAGTATACCCTCTCCTCGTAACATCCCGGATTTCCGAGATGGCCAAAGTGGTTTCCCCAATGATTGGCTTACCTCTCTCATGGTTGCACCTAATGCTATTGTCACACTTTATGAACACCCAAATTACTCAGGAAGAACCGTGACCTTTTCCGGTGGTTCAAATGGTCTAAGCATCCCCGACCTTCGACAATATGATTTTAATGACCTCATGTCCAGTGCTAAGATCCTCGGTCCTCCCATTCCTAATCTATCCGGACAAACTGTCAGTGGTACTATTCCAAACTGCAATGCGTCAAACCGAACCACATGTAATAACGGCCTCGATCCAAGCGTCTGTCCCAATATCGGTGGAACTCATCCTCTCGCTATTGAGTGGGATGACCCAAATTCGTATAAGACTACCAAAAATACGGGCTCCTTCTTAGTTAAATGTACGTATGATCGAAACCAGTTCCAAAAACCTGAAGACATCAAGACATGGCTCAACACTCCATGGAACAATAAAGACAAAACCATTGCCAGTTACGACTCCATTATTATGCCCTATTTCTGTTCTCAGACCTCCACCAATTGCCCACCTTATCCTAATATCGGCGCCACGGGCCCCACTGGTATCTGTTCTCGTTTCGTCGCCACGGATGGATACGGTGAAGTCTGTCGTACCTGGGTTCAACAGGCCCGTGCTAGAAAAACTGTGGGCAATGTTAACGCAGCCATGGACAACTACTGCTCAAAATTTCCAGACAATCCTGACTGTGGATGTCTTCAACGAGTTCGAAATCCAGTATATAAGTTAAGTAAAACTGGCGTATCAAATACCAATCCCGGTTCCGACGCCTGTTGGTGGAAACCGTGTCAAATTGAATCCCTATATCTTATCACAGATACCTACATTGAGGGCCTGAAACATTGTAATATCCAACTTTGTCAACAAGTCTCAGATATCGTCTCACAAAAAGGAGGTAAAATCGAAAACACTGTCTTTCAACAAGCCATCAACTGTAACTTCGATCAAGGACGTCCTCCAGATGGACCCCCACTTCCACCTCCCCGTCCTCCTTCAACTCCTTCAACTCCTTCAACGACAGGTTTCTCTATCTGGCCCACACTCCTAATTATCGGAATCCTCTTCTTCCTCGCTCTCGTCGGTCTCGGAATCTTCCTCTTTATCCGTTTCCGACGCCGCCGTCAACGTTAATTTAAAACTTCCATTCCTTTCACTTAATCTTCCCAAGTTATCCATTTCTTTTTTTTTCTTCTTCTTTTAAAAATGCCGTGTTGTCCAACCGATTCGTCTATTAAACCAATTGAACGATCCTTCGAAGCCCTCCTCTCCTTTGAACAAGTTCTCATTCCCTCCGGAACCGCTTTCATCCCTTTCTCCCAAGTCCAAACCGCCCCTCTCCCTCGAATTCTCGGTCGCTTCCGTATCAAGTTCAGTCGAGACTTCTCCTTCGCTCGATATCGTCTCGAAGTCTTCGGACTCCCCCTCTCTTCCGTCCCCGGAAGTCTCTTCGTCACCAGTGCTGGACTCTTCGCCGGACGTCCCTTCCAAAATGGCCCCCTCATTGTCCCTCTCTTTAACGCCGGAGCACCCCTCACTTCTGGACTCCCCGGCGTCACTCCCATCGTCGCTCAAGTCACGTCCAATGGCGTCATCTCCCAAGGAACTCTCACCAATACTAACATTAACCCCGTCACCTCCCCCAATGGTCAGGCCGCTTTTAACACCATCGCAAGCCTTCTCGATGGCATCCGCCGTGGTGAAGTCTACTGTCAAATCTTCGGAACTAACGCCTTCTCCCAAGGTCTCGCCCGTGGTCAACTCCTTGCCCGTGACACCACCGCTTAATTCCCATTCCAAATTCCTTCAACTCAACATCCTTCTCATTATCTCTATTGAAATCTTTAATTCTATTCTTCGGAAGAAGAATAGAATCCTGTCATCTTTTCAGTTAAAATTTCGATCAACATCTGGACCTCATCAGTCTTGACCACAGAGGAAGGAGTCACCTATCTGTACAACGCGATATTAAGCGTTATCGCTTTGGGAAAACCCCTCAAACTCGTAATATCCATCACGACTAACAAAGATCTGAACCTCATTTTAAATCTTCTCCATCTAGCAAAGGAACTGTACCATATCGACTCCGAAGTCATTCTCCGAGATAAACCTCTGTCTCAATTCCAACACATCGAACTCTTAACCCAAGAACAACCCCTCTCCGACAATGATTGGGTCATCTTTCTCGACGACGATGACATGCTTCTTCCACATATCCTTGACTTCCTCTCTCCCAACATCAATGGCTTTGTTGGATATCAATTCATCCCCTTAGACAAAGAAACCGAAGAAATCTTACCTGGAAGTATTAACCTATCTTACAAAGATCTTCTTCCATTTATCCGGACCAATATTTCTCGAATGATCTTTGCGGATGACTTCTCGGGAACAACAATACGATTCGGATATCTTAAGAAGTTCTTCGAAAGTGCAACCTGGCGTCGAACTAAGACTCCAACAAGTAAATCCCATACCAGTACAAGTGAATTACATACCAAGATGAGTGAACTCGAAGCCAGAATAAGTCAAATCATCGAACCCCTATCCGACACCAAACTTATGTCCTTCCTCGAAAAGGAAGTCCCCAACACTCCTAAACTCTATGAAGACCCCTCCATAATGCCCTTCGTCTATCATCGCATTAAAGGACACCCCTCACTTTGGCAACTGCAAACCGGTATCTATTAGTTATATAATTTCCTCGACCTCTGTGAAAATCGAATCCATTCTTGTTGATATTTATCTGTTTATCTTAGCTGGTTACTATCGACATTAATCATCTATTTCCAGAAATACGATTTGAATATTTATTTCTGGAAATACGACTCTCATTTCTATTTCCAGAATACGATTTCGATATTATTCATGCTGATACGACTCTCATTTCTATCAACACTGATATCAATCCAAAATCTATCAATGTTGATATGTATTGGATCTTTATTCATGTTGATACGACTCTCATTTCTTTCTATTTCCACGAATATGTATTGAATATTTATCAACACTGATATGTATTGGATATTTATCAATGCTGATACGACTCCAATTTCTATCTCCACGAATATGTATTGAATATTTATCAACATTGATATGACTCCAATTTCTATCAACAGTGATATCTTTTGGATATCTATCAACAGTGATATCTTTTGGATATCTATCAACAGTGATATCTTTTGGATATCTATCAATGCTGATAAGCCTCCAATTTCTATCAACTTGATATGACTCCAATCTATCAACTTGATATGACTCCAATTTCTATCAACATTGATATGACTCTAATTTCTATCAACTTGATATGACTCCAATTTCTATCAACATTGATATGACTCCAATTTCTATCAACTTGATATGACTCCAATTTCTATCAACATTGATATCTTTTGGATATCTATCAATGCTGATAAGCCTCCAATTTCTATCAACTTGATACATTTTGGATATCTATCAACATTGATATGTTTTGGATATTTATCATCAGTGATAGAACTCCAATTTCTATCAACTTGATATGTTTTGGATATTTATCAATGTTGATACGACTCCAATTTCTATCAACTCGATATGTTTTGGATGTTTATCAACACTGATATGTTTTGGATATTTATCAATGATGATAAGTATCTATCAACATTGATATGTTTTGGATATTTATCAACAGTGATATGACTCCAATTTCTATCAACTTGATATGTTTTGGATATTTATCAATGTTGATATGCCTCCAATTTCTATCAACTTGATATGTTTTGGATATTTATCAATGTTGATA